GTATTAAAAAATTTAGGACGTGCACCACCCTTACCCCAAATATAGAGTTGTCGGGTAAAGAGTGCGAATAAAATACTTACCGTGGTATAAAAAAGTGTTCCGGCCGGACTGGGCGAATACTCATCTTTTACAAAGAGCGCTGCCCCAAAAAGGATCGACAACACCAATAGAAAATCGATATGTTTTGGAAGTTGAATTTTTGGATGAAATGCCATGATGGCAAACGAAACTATAAATAACACCAAAGCTGTTTTACTTATGATTAGCAGCATCTTCATTCTCCTTTTTGACCAAACCAAGAACTCTTGATCGAGCCAAACTTAATAATGCTTCAGCTGTACTTTTACCAGCAGCGCCCAGAATGAAACCAAATAGCTCTGGGTACTTACCGCTAGCAAGAAATAAACTTGCCGGTTTAGCAAAGACCACACATAAAATGAAACCAGCAAAGAACCCTATCCAGCGATCCCGAGTCGGCTCCTTGCTTAATAGAAAACCAAAAGTCGCACCCAGCACACCTGTAAAAAGGATGTGTGAATGGTTCTTTATGCTTTCCAATACTTGACTAAGAAAGTCCATATACATCCCCTTTAGCCATATATCCCCCTAAATATTGGTAATAAAAAAGCACCCGAAGGTGCTATAAATTAATTGCTTCAACCTGCTCTTTGGTTTCAGCTTCAAAGATTAACTGTCTTGCAATGCGTCCTCTTTCGTGAACGCTTGCAATGTGGGCTTGTAGTGCTGCATAGAGTTGCTGCAATTGTGATGCGCTTAAATCAATTGTCGTGTTATCAGCTAAAGTCCAAACTTGATCTATGCTCGCAGCAGCAGCGCCCATAATGCGACCTTGAGAAACTTGATCTGAATCATAAATACCGCCATCAAACTCAAAGCCGCCAAACTCCAGTCGGTCGCGCATGGCTTTAATCTCGGCCCATTTCTGAGCTTTGATTTCATCTAGGGTGCGGGGGTCAATCCAATCCTTTAGATCGTAATTAAATATGTGGTATGGGGATGGCTGAGCGGGCATTGCTACCCAGCCATCCTGATAATACATATTTGGTTCAGGAGGGTCTTCAACCGCCATGTAACCTTCAGGAGTGTTTAGTTCTACTACTTCAATACTACCCTGCACACTAAAGGAAAATTCTCCTGTTCTTATACTTACTATGGCTGTCATTTTTTAATCTCCAAGGCGGATACGGTCATTTGCTCAATAGATAAGGTTCCAGCAAATGGTGTTACGGTAATGCTGTTAGAAATACTGCCAATATAACCAAAACTAATTTTGCCCGTATAGACCGCATTCCCTGTCATTGGTGCGTCATCAAGTGCCATCAAGGATACGTTTCCAATAAACCCTACGGTTGATCCTGAAAATGTTGTTGGGGACATGGATGTTCTGCCAATTAAGGTGCCTCCCCTATAGAGTGAGATAAACATGCGAATATCTTTTAATACAGACTCTGGCTGGTTGCCGGGACCAATACCCACGTATGTTCCACCCCACACGCCTCTGTCGATACTTGTGCTTAGGCTTAAATCTATTCGGCACTTCCCCCCTGCCCTTGGTACGGTAATATTAAATAATGCAGGCGTGGCGGCCTCCCATACTGTAATAGCCCCTTGCAGATTGGTTGGAAATTGCCATGCTCCTGTATTTGGGTCGCGCCAGCCCTGAGCCCCAGCGTAGTCATTCATAGCGTTCCTAACAGCGTCTGTGCTAATTATTAACGTGTTGTACCTAACTCCCACAGGCACCGTAACAGCATTATCTTTAATCTTCAGTGTATCTACTTGCAAATCGCCGATCTTCGCAGTAGTCACCGCTAAATCATCAATCTTTGCTGTCTTAACTGCCAGGTCTTCAATATGCGAAGTTTTGACAGACTGATAATCCATCATTGCTGATTTCAAGTAAGCGGACACAGGAAACACCGTACCCGTAACAGGATCAGTAAAAGGCGTATTGCGGAAAATGAATGGGTAATAACCCGTACTATTCCCTGAACCAATCGCAAATGAATCAAAGTTCAGAATAAAATTAGATTCCTTGCCATCGTTAGCACCACCCCAGCCTGCCACTTTGCCATTTACGTCAAGCTTGATGTACTTTTGCGCATACAAGCCGTCTATAGATTTGCTCACCTCCTGAATTGATGCTGTGTTTTGGCCAACAGTGGTTTGAAGTGTAGTGGTTGCTTGCACGTTTGCAGAAACAGCATCAGCATTAGCTTTGATTTGTTGCTTATACAAAGCATCATTTTGGTTAATCGTAGCAACAACTTGATCAGTTCTTTGCGCCTGAGCCATATCACCTTCGATCAGTGCTGATTGAATAGACCAGACACCTGTAAGACCTTCTGTGCTACCAATAAAGTCATCAGTCGAGCCGATGAGCTTCGGATTGACTTGCGCATATACGCCATCAATTTTGGTTGCATTTGCGCTAATTTTTCCTTCATGTTCAGCCACTTTTGCGTCAATTTGAGATAGTGCGCCAGCGCTAGCCTTTGTTCCAAGCTCAGCAGTAATTTCCTCAATTTTGTTCGCATTCGCATCTGACTTCGTTGCTGAAGCGGTTGCTTTTTCGAGCGCACTTGCTGCTCCCGCTGCTGCTGTATCCGCCGTGTCTGCTGATTGCTCTGCCACCGCCTTAACTTCAGTCACAAGACTCGATAGCGCTCTTGTGTCATCAATCGCAATCTCGGCTTTTTGCAAAGCACTTGCTGAATTGAAAAGAGCATTGCCCGCTTCATCTTCCGCAACTTTCACCCGACCATCTAGCGCTTGGGTTTTTTCAATCGCTAAAGATGAATCAGATAATGCAATTTCAAGACTGTCTTGAAAACTAGCGAGAGCATTGTCATTGCTTAGCTTATAAGTATTTACATAGCCGTAAATTGCAGTTTCACCATTTTTACGATCTAAAACTTCTTGCGTTAAACCATCGTCTAAATCTTGAATGGCTGTAACTCGTTGCTGACGCTCCAAAGCAAGCTCATCACTGATTTGATCTGCTTGAGTTTGAACAGCACTAATATTGTTAATCAAATTACCAATATCGCCATCAAGCCCCGCAATTGTGTCGATCTTATCAATCTTGGTTTGCAAGTCTTGATTTAGCTGAGTTGCAGTAATCTTGCCTGACAAAATATCAAGTACAGCAGACGCATCGGCTGAGGTTGTTGCGCTTGCGTATTGCGACCACGGGCCAATATTCCCGATACGATCAATCAAGCGACCACGAAAATAACGGGTTAAGTTTGGCTGCATCCCTTGAATTACATGGCTGTTTGTCGGATATGCAAACAAGCCAAGCTGCGCAGCATTGGCACCATTCGCAGTGCTTGCAATCTCAATTTCCGTATACGCAGTATCAAGCGCACCAACCGCAGGGAAAGACCAGTTCAGGCGATAACCGAATAGAATTCCAGTTGCAGACAGGTTTGCCAAAGCAGGTGGCAGACCAGTTTTACCGGTTAATGCTGTCAGCATGGAATACGTTGGCAATGAAGCAATATCAAGGGCTGAAATTGCAGAGACACGCGCTTCGTAATTACCCGCATAAATGCCTGACACTTCAGCTGAGTTATTTCCGGTAATCGGCAACTTAATCCATGTGCCATCATCTTTGCGCCATTCCACCTGGTACTTGGTTGCACCTTGTGCCTGTGGCCATGAGATAACCATGGTTTCCACTGCAAGACCTTGTTGCACCATAGTTTCAGAAGTAATTGATACTGACTCTACAGGTGCTTGAGTGGTTGGATTGATGATTGAAATCGGACGCTCATCAATGAAAGCACCAAAGTCGATTGCATCATATTTTGCTGATTCATACTGTAGCGCAGTGATTGAAAACTGATGCTTGTCGTCTTGAGTGATACTCATGACGCGAAACTTCATGGTTTTTAAGTCTTGCGCATCAACGACCCAAACATTTTCCGCAGCAACAGAATCAAACGCCACTGTGACTGTGACTTTGCGCCCAATTTTTGATGACACAATTCGAGCTTGCGCTTTGCCATTTTCACCATTCACAACCAGTCGATCGCCCGCACGACACACCACATCGTCACGATCCAGAGTAATAACTTTGCGGTCGGCACTGACAGCAGAAATACGCCCGCCATTCGCACGGCCAGCAAAAAGCTCGTCTGCGATTTCAATCACGCGGCCCGGCTGTGGAATATAACCATCCAAACCAACTTTAAAAGATACGGTGCGAGTTTCTAGTTGCTCCGACTTTAACGCCCAAAGCCCTGCACGTTGCGCCTGACCTTCCGATGTACAGCCCCATGCATCAATTTCAGCAATACGCACACCGAGCTTTGTAATAGCTGCTTCATCACGCACATAAACATACTCTGTCTTATAGTGATTTGCAGGGTTATCCCATGCAACCTTAGCAACCGTATGACGATCGCGCGCACGAGTGCCTGTGTATTCAAACAGACCATCTATGACGTTGGCGCGAGTGTAAGTAAAGTAAGTGTCTTGCGGAATATCCGCATCACAGACAATTGAATTGCCATCCCAATAACTGATTGCACGGAATACACCAGCCAACTTGCTCAAAATGGTATAAGCATCTTCGGTAGATTGCAGATATACGTTACAAGTAAAGCGTGGCTCTTGACCGCCTTTACCATCATCGATCATTTGATCGCAGTATTGTGCTAGGCGATACAAGGACCATTTATCCAGCATTGCAGACGTTAAGCGGTCGCCCAAGGCATAGCGCTTTGCGGTGCAGATATCGTAATAAATCCACGCTGGATTATTGGTATAAGCACGTTTGAATGTACCGTCCCACATGCCCATATAAGTGCGTGCTACCGGATCATAGTTTGATGGAACCTGAAGCTTGATACCTTTTAAATCGACTGCAACTTTTGCAACATTGGAAAAAGTTTCAGCATCATATTGCAAGCCAAGCAAAGCCGTATTTGGATAGCTGAGTTTTAGATCAATGACTTCAGTGATTGCATCCACATACATCTTGTCGCTGATGTATTCAGATGTGGAGTTGGGTGTTAATCGACGCACACGAACAGTCCAACCTATATCAGCCTTAGGCAAGTCAATACGATGTGAACGCTCATAGTTTGCAGAGGTTTTGTCAGCGATTTGAGTATTTAAAACCTCAGTCCATGTACCACCATCGGTTTGCAGGTCAATCGCATACTGAATGACGATGCCTTTTACATCACCATTTTCAGCATTCTGTTCGCGTAGCGGCCCCCACTTAAAGCGCAAACGGATTGCGTCAAGATCGGTATTGGTAAGTGAGCGAACCCATGGTGTATCAGACTTTAATTCGACATTAATCGCGCTCTCAGATGAGATATCCGGAAAGCCTTCGATATGAGTCTGGTCATTAGTACCATGGCGAAAATCAGCCTGAACACCTTCAAAGTTCCAGCCACCCGCAGGGTTTTGTAGTGGGGTTTCTTCCAGATAAACCGATTGCAGACCATTGGCCAAGCCTTCGACTTCACCTTCAGATAAGCCATACAGGATTTTAATGTAGCTTTTTGACTGAGCTGAATCAGCCGCAATGACCGCTTTTCTTGAGTTGCCTTGCCCTGCTTTTGCGCCTTTAATTACTGCGTTCATACATTTTCCTAGACAATAAAAAAGGCGCTATCTGCGCCTGTATTTTTTGAATATTTACATTAAATCTTCTGGATATTGTCCAGCGCTTGCGATAAAGCCCCCGACTTCACGCTGACCGTAAAGCACTGGCACTGGATTGCCTTGAGCGACTGTTGTGACTGCACTACCAAAGCCTTTATTGGCCTTGTTGCCGTCTTGGTTTTGGTCTTGATTATCAATCTTGGGCATGAGCATCATAGCAATACCACCAACCATCATGCCAATACCAGCACCAACAAGATTTGCGCCCCACGCCTGCCCATAAGCCATCGCAACAACACCCACAACAACCATCACCGCACCAAGAATTGTTTGCAATACTCCATTACCGCCCGCCCCCATTACTCGCGGCACTACTTTAATGACCTTGGCACTGGTGCTCATATCCAACTCAGTTTCAGAGATATTTTGCTCATCTTGAAATACTGCGAACTCTAAGCCCTGCTCATGTGCATGTAGCATGAAGTGCTCAAAGCCCGGCACTTGCACGCATAAAGCGCGCATGGCTTCGCGGGTATTATCAACAGCTAAATGAAACTCTTTGCCGAAATTCTTAGCTAAGATGCCGTATAACTTAATTGTTTTTAGCATATCGAACCACCTTTGCAACTCGTTCTTGCCACTGTGAACCAAACACTTCACGCACGGATTTTCGACCATACGGATGATGTAAAATGATTGACGAGCCGACACATGATTCTGTTTGCTCGGACTTCAATTCGGTCTGATCTCCAAGCCAAATCACTGCATGATTCACATGCTCAGTACGTCCGACACGGCACAGCAGTACATCGCCATATTGCATATCACTCACTTCAACAAAGCCTGCTTCACCAAAGCCATCTAAGTACAGCGACTTGTTCTCTTTGGATTCCCACCATAAGTCCTGTCGCTCAAAGTCGATCAATGTGATGCCTAGTTCACGCTCGTAAAAATCCCGCACGATTGAATAGCAGTCTTGTATGCCGTGAATATAGTTGCGACCAACAAGTGGTGCACGATAGCCACACGGTTCATACACTTGAAATTCAATGTCAGGATAAGCACAAATCACCCAAGGCTTTTCATGTAACTCAATCTGAATCAAATCAACATCAGACGCACGTGCAGACGCATTTGGATGTGAATGTACATAAGCTTGAATCTCACCTAAATCTTCCACTTTGGCTAAATCTTCAGGATGAATTTCAAACTGATCTTGATGCGGTGAAATATTGCGGCATGGGATGTATTCTTTATTCACAATCACGCCACAGCATTCATCTGGATAAGCCTTAGTAGCATGCGCCTGAATTGCTTTTTTAAATTTTGCGGTTAGTTTCATCACATTAAACTCGACGCTGGAAAGCCACCGAAGCGGATTTCATTATTGCGAATACGGCATGAAGATAAGCGACCAGAGCAGCGATCCAGTGCAGGGTTATCCGTTGGCTCATCTTTATCAGTAAACATGGCTGCACCTGTGTACTGGCACTCTTCTCCACGATAATCACCCATTGCACACCAATGACAGTAATTAGAAATCTGCCGAACTGGAATTTTCAGACCTTCAAAGTCAATAGGGTTTGACAGTTCAAATGTCACGGCTTGAGCATTTTCAGAGGTCTTTTGTTCGATATACCAGAGCTGCTCTTTTGCTTCGTTTGATGCAGAGGAGTTACCATCACCAAAGTTTTCAGCATCAATATACTTGGCTAGAGTGGTAATGACTTTGAGTTTTGCACCTGCAAAGTCACCAAACTGTAAGCAGTAAGCTGAAATTGCGCCTTGAATACCGCCAATATTGTTCGCCATGCTTAAAGTGGGCGCTGATGCTTTACCATCCGAACGCATTTCTAAGCCCGATACTTCTAAAGCCATCGGCTCGAAAGTCTGACCCTGCCAGATAATATTTCGCTGCCATGTCTTTTCATTGCCCGAATCAAAGACCTTACCAATTGAGCCTGTATCCGCGCCGATTAACTCAGCCGAGCCGATGGACGTATAAATCCGCTCCCAATCTTCATAAGAAATATGACCATGAAAACGCAAAATGCCCGCACCTAAAGCGCGAGCATCCAGTTCAAACAGCGTGATCAGACCATCGACATAAAGCTTCTGAAAATCACTGTTCAGGGTCATGATAAGACTCCATCACTGTAGCGACTACTTCAGCCAATCCTGTGGGCTGAAAGTCAGGTGGTGTAATTGATTCAGGAATTTCGATTTCAGGTTGCGGAAGTTCTTGCAAACGCAAGTCAATCCAGCGGTTTTCTGTAATATCCACCGGATTATCAAGATCAGCAACAATAGAGACTGTTTCAAAATCAAACTTTTTCTTATAAGTTTTTACTGAAATATCGCCATTTTCAAGTGTTGTATAAATCACTGAAAATAAGACATTGCCGTTGGCATCTTTCGGGGTTTCAATGTACCAGCCTTCTTCAGCAAAACCACTTGAGCCTTTAATTAAATATTCACCAATCCCAAGCTTTTCAAAAGCAATATCCTGTTGTTGGGCTTCATCGTTCAGCTCAATTTTATCGGCAAACAGTTTAACTACAGGAGAAGCTGCTTTAATAAAGCCATTCCCGTCTACAGTAGTGTTTAGGGTATGGTAGTGTTTTGCCCATGCTGACCACTTGTCGTTCTGTTTTGCACGGGTAACAAGGCCGCCATTAAAATAGTCAAATCCAGTTACATGCAGTTGTTTATCATCAGCATAACCTCTTGATGCATAGAGCGTTCCGTATTCAAGTGGTGGCGAATTAGGATTCGCAGTATTGGAATAAAACGTAAAATCACCCGCGGATAAATTATTTAAATCCCATCCAGCAGGAAGAGCGTCTTCAATATTAATTTGTGCTATAGCTCGCCTGAGGTCCCATACTTGCGCCAAATCACCTGCCCCAAATCCAACCATCCGACTTGCCGCATGCTGTGGATTTGAGAAGTTTTCATTAAATTTTGTTGCTGCTGAGCGGAAAGTATCACCACCAGCACCACTTGGTGGTGTACCTAAATTTGCAGTTTGAATAGCCATATTTTTCTCACAAAAAAGTCCCAACATGTGGGGCATAAAGTTGATTAAATTTAAGGTTTAAAATCTTGGGTGAAAGTCGTTGAGATGGACCAAATACCACCGCCTAAACTGATCGGCATATAATCCCCTGCTACTACGCGAACCTCGCCATCTAAAGGCGAATCCCAAAGGAATGAATCAGCACCCTTATGTGCATCAAAAAAGGCCTTGATCTCTTGTATCAAAGCCTTCTTGCCAGTTTTCTTGTATGCCCATGTGCCTGACCTATTGTTAATCCCAACACTCGTTCGTTGTGTGTATCCATCACCAAAACTGGACTGAAGGACTTTAAAGCTTGAAGTTTGGGAGTTGCCATCTAGGTCATTACACCAGGTGAATTTTTGATTGCTCATAACTTCGGCCATTCAATATTTATTGAAATAATTGATCGTGTATCTTTTGCGAGGCCACCTTCTGCAAACTTGTTGCCAGCAAGTAATCCGCCTCGTTGCTGATCTTTCTTGATTGCAGACTTAATTGAATCACTGATCATTTGACCGAGGTCTTTAGCTGGTTCGGCCTGATGCTTAACGATACCCACTCGAACACGGTGCTGATGCTGCTTTACTTCACTATCAATTCGATCCTTGATTTCTTTTAGTTTTTGTTCGGATTGCAGGAGCTGATATTCTTCGTTGGTCAGCAAAATAAGCAACCCTTCTTTTTCTAATATCCAATCCCCATAGCGGATATAAATTTCTTGACCATTAGCTCTCAAGATTGCGACACGACTACGACACCACGACCCGCCTATATATTCAATCTGCCCCCCAAATGCTTTTTGAAGAGCACCGTCATCAATATTGCTATTATCATCGGGTCTTTTGTATTGAATGGCTTTCATTTTTTGTACCTCAATAAGAATGCACAGCTCAGCCCAAAAACAAAAGCCACTACGAAAATTTTGTAGTGACTCGGGTTAATTAAGAAAGAGGCTGCATATAGGATTAGGGAAATAACTAGGGCTAGCGATATAGCCATTATCGTTTTCATAATTTGCTCAATAAAAAACCCGTCCTAAAAAGAACGGGCTTATGAATTAGTTGACGGGCACAACTCCGCCTTATGTGCATGTCGCTTTTTCTTGCATGAGGTTGCGACATTAAGAGAAAACAGTATGCCAGTAGGCTTTGGTTTTTGAGCGGGTTAAAAAATAATAAAAGCCCCATTTTTTAGTTAAATGCTGTTGGCTCTTGCCTGTATATTTTACGCAGAATTTAATAAAAGCATTGCTTAGAAATTGTTTCATTTTACTTTCCTTTAGATAATAAAAAAGGACGCTAATGCGCCCTTTCTTTTACTTAAAAATTAAACCAATAAATCACCAATAAATTTAGCTTCCACAGTGATTTTTACCCCTGGAGCAAAATCACTACCACCAACCAAATTATAACCATTGCTAGTTTCTTGAATATTTAACTTCAGATCATGTTGTGAAGCTTGCCCCATAACCGATGAAACAGAACTATCATGCTGTTGAATATCAAGGTTTACTTTATCGCCATCAATTTTTCCTTTGTAAGAAAAACCAAAGTCGCCGCCATTGATGACCTTATTCTGGACAACAACAGTGCCTGTGCCGAAATCCTGAATATTGCTTTTGAATTGAACGAAATAAATTCCATCTTTCATTTTTGTTTCCTCATGCATTATTAGCTGAAAATTCAGCCAATTTATAGTAATGCATGATTTTGGGAAAGTTAAGGTATTTTACTTCGCCAATAATACCAACCTTGATCTTTAACCTCTCGCTAATTTATAAAGCACACCGCCCTGACGGCTCTCGCGTCTAGCCCAAGCATCCATCATATTATTAAGGCTTTGTGCGATTTCCTTTTGACCTTGAGTGTCCACTTTAGCACCACCATCAGCAAAAGTAATGGATTGTGAAATCTTCACATCACCACCAGAACCAGAGCCATTACTACCACCCGAATTAATCGCACTCACAGCACCCATACCAACACGATGAGTATCTGTAACCAATCCCCCTGTCGCATAACCTCGACGGATCGACTTCCGCAAATCCTCAAAGCCTTGTGGGCCACCTAGAGCCTTGACTTCCTCTTGAGTTAAAACACCTTCGCCCTTGTGGACAATACCGGCAGGATCGTACTTGCCACCGTGGCCGGTGTAGCCACCATCGGCGAAGCCCGCAATGGTTTGACCAGCGATTAGTCCGACATTGGCGTAACCCATCCCCAGAATCAAATTTGAGTACATGGTTTTTTGGGCCAATGTGAGTGCGCTTGGATCAGTCATTACTTGAGCGGCTGCCAAATGGGTGCTCACCAAAGCAGATCCAATGGCAAACATTTGTTGCGCCAAGAACATTGCCTTGTATGAGCTGGATTGCTCTCCTTCGCTATCCTTGACCATCTGGGTCATGTCACCCCAAACCGAACCAGCCTGAGATAATAATGATCCATACATGCTTAAGGTTGAAGAGTGTTGATCCTCAATCAATCTTTTCGCATTGTCACTATATTCAATATCTAGCGCTTTCATATTGGCTATATGGGTAGCCTTCGCCTGCTCTAACAGTGTATATCTTTGTTGAGCTTGTTCAGGCGTGTCATAGTCCCGATTAATACGGTTCACATTGTTGGTATATGAATCGAATTCTTTGCTTTTGTTGCGAGCAGAGGCAATATTTAAACTAGCCGTTTTATACTCAAAACCCTCTCCGCCAAATTTATTAGCTATACCAGATAATAAAATCGCATTTTCAGCATTTGCCATCTGATCGAGTAGATCGTTTTTATAAGAATCTAATTTCTCCTTTTGAGCAGCTCGGTATGCCTCAACATCCCGGTCATATGCTTCTTTAGCTTTCCTGAGATAAAGTTCACGATTTGTAGGATCGCTAACAAATCCCTTCTCAATCTCTTCTTTTGATTTGTTGTAATCAATAAGAAGCCTTTCCTCTCGGGTCGCGTACTCTCGTATTACGCTCTCTTTAGCCCTTTCAATTTCAGCTTGTAATCGTTCAGCTTCACGTTTTTTCTGTTCAGCTAATCGTTTGGCTTCATTTAGTGCCTTGTTGGTTTCAGCCTTGCTAGACTTTGGTGCTTTAGCGGTTGGGAAGAGATTTTTGTTTTGCTCTGCACCACCTCCACGCCCTGCCTTTTGAGTCTTATTCCATTCCAATTGAGCTTTTCGATTGTTAATAATGGATTGTGTGAGGGCATCATATTTTCCACTTGTTCCGGTAATAATATTACCCATGGATTTAAAGCCGTTGACACTATTTTCAATAACCTTGCTTGTTGTGCCTACAGCATTTTGATATGAGCCGCTTACCCCACCCCACAATGCCTTGCCTTTTGCCATAATTCCATCAGCAGTTGCAAAGTTAACCGCAGTCTGCCCAATAATTTTTAGCTGATTTAAAGCACCGCTAATGATGGTGACGAGGTTTTGCAATCCTGTTGCAAGCCCAATGATAATGACACCCACGCCTTTTGCAGCAACACCAACAGCATCCAAAACCCCAGCAAATTGCCCGCCTTTACCAGCACCCTCAAGAAAGTATCCAATTACCTGACTTAAAACAGGCATCACTGCTGAAGCAAGCTCGCTCTTAAGTGCTGTAAAGCGCATTTGTACAGATTCGGTTTGAGCAGCCAATTCAATAGACTGCTCAACAGCCTTCTGACCAGTAAGAATTCCAGCCTCTTCCATTGCAGCCTGGTAGTCTTTCCATAACTTCCCACCATCCACAAGCAATGGAGCCAAGGCTGTGAGATCCGAACCCATTGATTCTAGATAGAATGACATTTCCTTTTGGTTAACACCTGCTTCCTCAAGCTTATCTACATAAGTTTGAAGTGCATCAATGCCATCCATCTTTGACATTTCTTCAGCGAGTTTCTTAGCGCCTTCAGCACCATCTTCAGTCTTGACAGCAATTTGCTCAAAGAAGTCAACCGCACCACCTGCGCCAATGGCATTAAACTCGCCGATTTTTTCATTGAAATCTTTCAGCATATCGGAGGTTTTTTCTTGAGAGACTCCGAAGGTTTGAGCGGCACCTGATAGGCCTTGAAAGTTCTGAATTGTAGTATTGGCTATTGCGGCAAATCTGGACAGCTCAACATTGTTTTTCGCTACCTCAATCGCAAGTCCTGCTAAGTAACCAGTGGCGGCAACTACTCCGCCAACCAGTGCGCCTGTTACGGCAGCTCCCACAAGAAGCGCACCTCCGCGAAATTCAGATAGCTTGCCGGTGGCACTTTGGATTTGTGAACCAAATTTTCCATCATTAGCTGCTTGAGCAAGTGTATTTCTCAATTCACTCATTTTGCCTGACGTTGTTTTGGCTTGTGTTCCGGCGCCACCTAAACTTTTAGATAAATCATCAACTTTTTTTGCTGATGTTGTTGATGTGCTTCCTGCGTCAGAGATAACTTTGGCAGTGTCTTTAACTGATTTTTCTGTTTTATCGCCTTGAGTTTCCACATCCTTTAAAGACTTGGTAACATCATCAGCGCCCTTTTTGGCTTTCGCTGTGTCGATGACAATCTCTAAGCGACTTTGTTGTGCGGTCATGGAAACTCCTAAATTTTGGCAATAAAAAACCCCGCTTTCGCGAGGCTTCTTGGGATCTATTTAAATTTTAATTAATTTCTTTAGCGCATCTTGGTGTTGCTAACTTTAGCTCGTTATCAGCTCTATATTTCATATCAGCATTAAAAGCTGAGAAAGTTGTTTTGACATTTAAAAGCTGATTAGTAATAGTGATTTTTTTTAATGCCATTCCATTTTGAGCATAAATCAAACTACCGGAATTGCGAAGTTGGTAGACATTAACGCTATTGCCATTATCTTCACACATTATCCCAGTGCCATCTTGGTTAAGTTTAATGGTTGATAAACCACCCGCAGCAGCAGTTGTCCAAATTCCTGTAACTTCAGGTTGTGTCAACTGCACATCTAGAAATTTATTATCAATCATCTGGGTTGCTGGACTAACACAACCTCCTATCAACAACCCCGAAATACCTATCAGTAGAATTTTCTTCATAAGCTTACTCATTTCAATAGCAAAATAAAAAAGATCATCCATCCAAAACTAACAAATCTTGCAAGTGTTGAATATCCTTGTCTTAGAGTAAACCATGAAAATATGTAAGGCATGAAAAATATTCCCAGTCCAAGAAGAATCGAAACACTTCTTTCCGCCTTGTAATTTAAGGGAGGTGGGGTGTCGCTGAATAGTGAATTTGGCTGACCGCGAACAGGTTTATTTTGAGTATTTTGCTTAAATGGCTGATGTGAACTATATGAAAGACCTGTGCCGGGTGCACTTATTGTAGATCTTACACCCCTTTTCCCTAGACTCACCCGGGCACCTTTGCCACCTACAGAAAGACTGCTGATGCCTTTTTTGCCTACATTAAGGCGAACACCCGGAGCAATCTTAAAGCTTTTCCTGAAATTAAGACCCATGTTTCCCTCTTAGTGGCAGTGCCTAGTATCTGTTTTCTTTTCATTATGGCACCCGTTCTTGTCAGTACGTCCACCATGAGAATAAGCTGTTGTTGCAAAACAGATAGCAAGGATCAGTAATATAACTTTTTTCATAATTATTCCTATTTTTATAATAAGAATAATAGTTATAGCCTACTTTGTATATTTTTCAAGCAAAAACCATCCCGAAGGATGGTTGTTTTTTACTTAATCATCAGGACTATCGCCACAATGACTAAAATAGCTGTTAGTAGATAGCAATTAGTTCGCCACATCAGAATGGTTTTAGTACCTCGCTTTATTAAAGTGTCATACTCTCGCATTTTATCCATTGCGCGAGCCATCGCTGCATCACCTCTTTGCAGGAGGGTAACCATTTCTAATTTTTCCTGCTCCAAGATTCGTCTTTCTTTGGCATGCAGAAGAATCATTTCATGATCCGCCAGAATTCGATATTTAATATCTTCGAGTAGTTCATCACGGCTCATGCTTAGAATGTCTTCGCTCAACTCAAAATCTAGATCATTCATGCTGTGCCGCCTTGATCTTTAGCTAGTTTTGCAAGACCTTTAGGTGTAATGCGTACCTGCTCAGTAATTTTGGTTGTACCATCACCTCGCGTCACCTCAGTTATCTTATGTTCCAGATAACCAGCTTGCACTTTGTCCTGATAGCCTAACCAGTGAGAGTTGCCTGCTCGCTTGTAAATCCATTTACCGGATGAAAGCTTGGCAATTAGATCCTTTGGGCGCATTTGCAGAGCTTTAGCCGCATCAGTTAGACATAAACTTCCATCAGCTTTGGCAATTCGATCATATGCCTCTACTGAAGGCTTCATCTCCTGAACTTCTTCCTCTAAACCGACAATCCTTTCAGAGTAACCTAGAAGCAAATCTCTCAAAACGCGCGGATCAGCTAAAGACTTCATCGGGTCAAAGTTTTGGATAAGCTCTTTGGCTTTGAAATAAGAATCTTCTAGCTGTTCAAATACATTCCAAGCTTGATCTGTATCTAGAATCTTGGCATGACGCGCTGCACCTTTTTCAGTCCACAGCATTAAAGATCTAGTATTTGGACTGACTACCTGAAAGTCAGTCAGTGACTTTTTGAGGCTTCGGAGATCATCTCCCTCAACTTTAAAGAAGTGCTTCCCTTCTTCAAATCGCTCACTATTGCGTGAGTAATTTTTTTGAATATTTATTGCTTCGGTGCCATAAAAGCTAGCCATCTGTTCAGTTGTCATTACAGGAACTGAATTGTACTCAGTGACAATTGTTTGAACACCAGCAACAGTCACGCTGTTATTTAATTTTGCATTCATGCTACTGACTCCTGTGCTAACAACTTTGCCGCTTTTGGCGAATGTTGCTCAAAGTAAGCAACCTCTTCACAACACTCATCGACCCATTTATTTAAATGATCCCAAGTGATTGAGGCTAAGGTGTAGGCCGTGGTGTGCTTTTCGGACTTTTCCATGATTAGTGTGACAAGCGTTTGTAGGTCACTAAAGCCATTTTCCGCATTGTTAATAAAATCAACAAAGCGCTCTAGTTGGTACTGACTGATCTGAACTTGATTCGCTTCAGTGATATGAGTTATATTTGACATAGTTACATTTCCTATTGTGACCACACTAAAGCTCCGGATCCGCCAAGATTGAGGGGCTTTTTTGTTGTCTATTGATTTCATGCTTTCGCACTCTCTTGTTCTAATAAAAGTTCAACTGCCTTATTCATTAAATAATTCATTGAACGCTGATCTTTCTTTGCCAATTCTTTTAATGGCTCATGCAATTTATTCATTAAGCGAAATCGCACATCGGTTGAGTTTTTTGGTTTATCTTTCATAGCTTCCTCTTATGGCCTCATTTTGAGGTCATTTAAAAGTAACCCCATTTTGAGGTATTGTCAACATATCTACAAAATATTTTAACCTCAATGTGAGGCTATAGAGATTAATATGAGTGATAACCCAAAACACGTGACCGTTAGGCTGCGTGTACCGCCTGAGCTAAGAGATAAAATTGCAGAATCTTCAGAGCAATACAATCGCTCAATGAATGCTGATATGGTTGCTCGCCTTGAAGATAGTTTTGAGCGCTCAACCAGTAGTGATCAAGAGCTAGAGTTTTTAAAAAAGCTGAATGATGAAAGAAGTCGAGATATACAAAAATTACTAAAAATGGTTGAGCGCTTGCTTGATGAAAAAAAAGCACCTTAGGGTGCTTTTTTAAATCTGATTATCAAAATGCCATGGCTGCCAACTTGGTAAATGTTTTACTATCAGTTGTAGCTAACATTTTCCGCCCATCCTTAAACTTCATGATGAACGTTACATCTTTACCTTTACCCCCAAGCAGTAATCCTGCCAGCAGACCCACTGGGCCTAATGCTAAAGCCCCAACCGCTCCCCACCCCACTGTCCCACCAACTCTTTTAACATTTTCCTCAGTAGCAATAGATACCTCTTCCACGTCATGCTTGGTAAACGTGTTGGATTTTCCTAAAAGCCCATCACCTGGCGCCCATGCTGCCGTAAATGAAAATGCCATATCATTTGCAGATATAACGCCTTTTCCTTTTGTAAAATCACCTGCATGTATTTGTAAATTAGCCATCTTATTTTACTCTGAGTTATTAACTATTATTGACTTATAAAATAACAAATAAATAGAACTGATGTAAGAATAATCTAAACTCAAACAACCCCCTTAGCTTTTTCAACAATCCAACTAGCCAGATTCATGTCAGGATCACTATGCATTAGTAACTCAAAAGCATTCTCAAGCGAATAAGGTGTCTCTCCTTCCACCTCGCCAGCAGATGTTATGAATGCGACATTCTCCCAATCCTGAATCACATGCTTTGCAATAATCCTCATGTACTCTTGAGCAAATTTAAACTCACTCATTTTGAAGATGGTTTTCTTTACAACTAAGTCTCTAAATGCGACGGTACATGCGGGACTGTTATATGGCTTAATTCTGAAACAGCCAAATTCTTGTCCATTTTCTAGTTTATATACAAACCATTTCGATTTATCGGTCATGTTTGGTTCCTGTAGATGTGAAAAAACCTCCCGAAGGAGGTTTGTTTTTATCTAACCCATTTTGGCAACTGTCTATATTTCTTTAAATACATTTCATCATGACGACCTGAAACATCAAAGTAAAAATATATAGCAAGAACTAACGGGACAACAAATTGCCCCCAAAACAACCAACTTATATTTTCTGCAATCAGATTTTGAAGCGGATAATTACCGAAATAATTAAAGCTATGGGCCAATTTTAAAATAGGTATATAGAAAATCACTGACAGAATTACCAGTGCAGCATAAAGCAAAGACAAGTATTTTAGTTTTGGAAACTCTCCAAAAGCACAATCTATTTTAGTTAATCTAAAATCTAACCACTCGGGCATGGCAACCTCATAATTTATTTATATATTCAAGTTATACAATATATTGTTGTTTTTTCAAGCATTAAAAAACCACCTCAGAGGGTGGTTAATCTAATAATCTTAATGTTCTTTTTCTAACTTCTAGCGTGGCACTTTGAGTTTTGTGAGCGCCAATAGTTTCAATAGATTCATTATTAAGAATCTCAAATAGATCATTTTTCAAACCCAAGCAAGCTTCTTTTAGATCCTCTAAATTAGCTTGCATTGATTCAAATAAAGCTTTGTCTACTGGATCATTTAATTGATAATCCGCTAAACATCTATAAGAATGCAGTGTGGATAAAAGTCGAGATATTTTACCGTATTGTAGGTTTTTCGTACTTTTAGCCATTTCAAAAAAAACATTTATCAACTTTTTATGCGTAGATTTAATTTCGGATTCAGAGTAAACAACTTTCATTGAATCTTCGATATTTACCCAGCTTAAAACCTCGTGGTAAATATAATAATAGATTCGGCCTATGGCGGTTCTGAGCTCAGCTTCGGTTAAGTTATCATTATTCTGAGAAATAATCTTATTCCCCATTACATAGAATGCATCATGGTTCATGTTAATTAGGCTGCCTGCTGAGAAAGTTTAGCCACACCAAAACCGAATGTAAATTTCATTAAATGATCAATATATTTATCAAACGAAATAACCCCTTTATCAATAAGAGACTGGATTCGATCATCGAAATTTCTATTTAAAACTTTTATATCCTCTTTATTTATTCCCTTAGCCACAACATTAATATTTAATTGCCCAGTCTCATCATTCAAATAAGAGTGAAAATTAAGAAATCCAACTTGAATTTTTTTTACTTCTAAAAAAGCTATATTTGTAATTAAATTAAAGTATTCCAAATCAACTTCCAGCATTTCAAGTATTTCAAGCTCATTTTGAGCATCAGATCTAAACTTAGTCTCAGCTTCAATTAGCTCTTCTGCTTCAAAATGGAATTTAAAATATTTAAGCATGTCTTCAATAAACTTTATATTTGGATATTTAGTCACTATATCTAAAAGTGTATAAAAAACTCTTCTATTATTAGGATTAGACTCAAGAAAATTCAAACCTTCTTTAATGGCCTGTTCAAATTTCCCAAGCCTTTCAAGAGTCTGAATATAATTTGAAAAAGTCATCTCACACAATTCTAATGAAAGAGACTTTTGAAAAACATCCAAAGCTTGCTCACATTCATTTAGGTAGACATAAATCACCCCAATCCTATTTAAAGCATCTGCCTGATCTTCTGCATTAACCAATCTCATTCGAGAGATCATATTTCGTAGAAAGCTAACCTTAACTTGGGCTAGATCCTTACGACCTTCTTCCAATATAAAGCTTGGCAATTTCTCTACCTGCGGTTGTGGCATAGACTTGTCTCAAATTAAGGATTAAGAAGTTATTATTATTCATACTAAGTTTAAAGCATGAATTTTTCTGCAACTATAATTCACTGGTGATACCACCGTCAATAACGAATTATCATCGTTTCGTCAGCTCTTGTGTCGTTTTGCTCCCTTGTATCATCGTCAAACACCCATAGCATCGTCTTAAGCAAGAAACCAACCTAGACTGATTTCTTACTCATCTTCTTGTAGGCCTTGTCTAGAAATAAGTTATCCAGAGCAGTTATACACTCAGTAAGAATATAAAGCTCACACGGTGCCTCGTGCACTTCCAGAAATGCCGCTACATCCTTTGAGCTTAAGGCTATTGGTACACCGCTATGATGAATGTCACGCGCTCTTGCAATCATATTAAATGCTTTTACTACAGAGCTAGCAGTGTAATTATATTCCGGTGGCTCACTTATTTCTTTTCCGAGCTTTTTGTAGATCGCTTTTTGGTGGTCGGTGAGGCCTCCTGACTCTTCTGCCCATCTGTAGAGCTCAATGACTTTCCCATCACTTCTGTCTTTTTGTGATCAGCTTCAATCTGGATTCGCTGGGATTGAGTAATCACCCATAGACCTAGTTTCATTCCATACTCATCATCTTCTGATGATTTTCCATAAGCGAGCAAGTCATGAGCCATTTGTGCTGAATATTCAATTTTCGCAGGAATATTACGCCAACTCAAAACTAGATACTTGCCAACAATCCCACTAAATACTCGATTAGATTGCTCAACAAACTCATCAGTAATCAAGGCTCCGCTTTCGCGTACCATGCGCTCTTTTTGTTGGTGACTGTCTTGCATGTATTGGAATGAAGGTCGATTAATTCCTGCTATAAGATAATCACCTCCATCAGGATGAGTCACCCACTCTGATGGATGTTTTTCAGTGCTTAATGAATCTTTCGAGATAGTAATTTGCATTTTTTCTTTTCCAATAATAAAGCCCCTTTCGGGGCCAATGTTATGCAACTGAACGTGTAATGGTTGGAGCTACTTTGACCTGCTTAAACTCTAAGGCCAGTGTATGGTCATCGGTCGCATTGGTATCTGACATGCCATCATTATCGAGTTCCAATTTAGGGAAATGGAACCCGTAAGCATTGCCTTGAGTATCTTCAATACCAATTTCGGCAGTCATGGTTTCGCGTGATTCAACATATGGAATCCAGGCTTTGGACTGTTCTGTTAAAACTACAGTAGCACTAAGACCAATATTCACTTTGCCTTCAGTGTAGCGGTTTGGAATGATGCTCTGGTTACCTAAACATGGGCGAGCAGTCAGGTTGTTGTTAATCGAAATAGTGAACGACTCAGCACACGCAGTACCTACCGTACTCACGCCATTAATTTTGAATGTATTCACGTTAATGGATGACATGAATGGTGTATCAGGTGCAGCAAGTGGTGCAGTTACAGGACTTGCTGCTGGGTTTGCATAGCCTGTAGCGCTAATTGTTGCAGAGCCTGTGATTTTGCCTTCGGTGTCGCCTTGAATGCTCAGTTCACCGATACGAGCACCAGAGAATACTTGGATAAAGTTTAGCTTTTTGTCATGCTTCACAATGGTAAAGGTATCTAATTCCATGCCACCAATTTCAAGAGTGGCTACACCAGTTAAAGCATCATCAACAAACACATTACCAGCCGCACCTTCAAGCAGAATATCCTGGCTTAAAGCCGATAGTTCATACTCAATAGCGCCAGTCGCTTCACCAGAAGTTGCTACCGAACCTTGATCAAAACGAGAATCTACAATTTCATCAGATTCGGTAAGTGAAACGGTTTTCTTTAGTGAGTCAGAAGTTCGACGCAACGTATGCCATATGGCTGATGCACCCAAAACATTTGGTGACTCTTCTTTTGCAATGTAAATAACTACATCAGTGCCTTTGGATGACATAGTATGCTCCTTAATTTTAGGCATAAAAAAACCACCTTTCGGTGGCATTGGTTTGGAAATAATTAACCCCGCACTTGGCGGGGTTTAATGTTTGTTGGAATCTATGGTTTCGCCTTGCATGCCTCTGCATAATTTCGAGACGCTTTCGGCATGCAGCGTGATGTGTCGATGGTTTGGCTTGGTTCGCTCAATATCAATAGCTATTAGCATTGCTGCGCGTAGGCTTTCTGCCGGCTCTACACTTTCAAAAATGTAGGTGTCGTTATGAATAACAATATCGGCATAACCATCCTCTTCTGTGCTTGGTCTGCACTCCACCACAATGTAAGCAGGAATATTACTTGTCATTATCTTTATCCTGATCAAAATCCAAGGATGGTTGCGCCTCTTTGATCAGTTCATCTAATTCTTTAAGCATGGCTGGCTTGGTCTGCTTGCCTTCTACTGATAAAAACCGCCCCGCTTCAGACAAGCATTGTGTAATCAGTTCAATTTGCGCTGAAAGTTTACCAATGCGTACTTGTAACCCGTCTTTTAATTGGCGAGCCAATTCTTCTTGCTCGATATAATACAGACGCACCTCGCGCCCACGATCAGTACACTCGACCATAGATAGCTCTTTGGCCATATCCACTGTCAGCATATACTCTAAAATTGTAATGGAGCGCGTACCACCCTGATGAGGGACTTGCTCCACCGCTTGGACGGTCAAGTAATCACGGTTCTCGACAAATCCATACTTAGAAATACGTCGCTTAATCCACTTTGAGAAGTCCTGCTTACTTTCAAGCCAGCGATGCAAGCCACGAGCATTCACGCCGAGTTGAACTTTTCCATTTAATTCGACTTCGATAAATGGAGTTTGATTTTCAATTTTTACGATTGCATTCATTGATCTGCTCCGACTACTCATTAAAAAAGAAACACTGGCAAGAAGATGCAATGAGTAGTCGAAACGACCATCTTCTTTTCGGGGATCAGCCTAGCCAGTGGTTTGCCTGAAAACAGGCATAAAAAAAGCCCTGCATCGCTGCAAGGCTCATTTTCTCAGTTAAAAAATTGGCTAATTGTCCAATTTTCCTGTTTTGAATTTGGTGAATTTTGGTCAATAAAAAACCCCGCTTATTGCGAGGTTTATGTTTTGGGTTGAGTGATTCCCAATTTAGACAAAATAATATATAAACGGCATTTAGGTCAATTGATACTGCACAATTTTTCTAGTTCACTCGGAACTCAGCTCTAATTATTTTTGCGTAGAAATTCTTTTCGTCCATACTTTGCGGTGCATGAACCTTATAGACCTCAAGATGAGATACACCAAAGGATTGCAGATGCTTTCGCCATGTGTCGCACAACTCGGAAAGTATCACCATGCCACTACCCAGTGGCGCAAAGCATTGAATTGAAATAATGCCTTGATCTCGAATACACGGTTTATCGCCAATACCTACAATCTGGCTATCAGCATATTGAATAAATACCTTACTCCAAGCCTTATTTTTCGGTGGCTCAAATGGCATGCCATGACTTGGTGGCTTGTTCACCATTTCAACAGTCAAATCTTCTAGCTTGGCAATCCTGATAATTTCCTGATGAATGGCTGTTTCGGCTTGGGTGAGTGTCATCATTTGTATTTACTCGATACATTCATAAAGGCGATTGAATAGATACCCAAAGGCCTTTGCTGGCTATGTCCATTTTCTAGTGCAACCGCGTAAGGCAAATTGTTTTGTACATAAACAAGGTCGCCCAGCTTAGCTTGAAGAATCTTTTGATTACCTTCTTGCTGTGTAGCGCTACCACCCTTATCAGCAGTGGATAGGTCATATGTACTGTCTGGGCTATTCACAGATATTCGATGATTGCCACGGAACGCTCCAGTATCTACAGGACTGCCGACAATCACCTGTTGCAGCATCTCAGCACTCACTTTTCGCAAATGCTCATCGCCAATTTTCTCTATCTCAAGCGCGAAATTAGTCGGTTTGTTTTTCCATCCCATCAGTTTCACTCTCCTGAAACATTGAAAATAGATCCTGAGCAATACGCTGTATTGAGTAAGCTTCAAATTCAGTGCTGGGCTTTTTCTCGCCCATCAGCTTTTTAATCCGCTGCCAAATATGCACAGCCTCATGCAACAAAAGCCCATGCACTTCAATCAGTGTTCTTTCGTCGCAATCACCCAACTGAACAATGCAGTGTTTGCCACCATCGTAATAATCGACCTGAGCACCCGCACCCAAATGCAGAAACTCTTGTGTGTCGTTCATATCATCAAATAGCAAATCGAATTGATCTTGATTGCGGACTAAAGTGTATTTTGAATGCTCAAAAGGTGAGATATGCCATTCAGGCACATAGTTGTTGCTGATCATAAATTTTACCCATTAAAAAACCGCCCAATAAGGACGGTTTCAATACATTTTCAATCATTCCAATCTCTAGCCATATACCAATATTCATTTCCATTATTATCAGTTTTTACTTCATATATGGCAGAGCAGTTAGATTTTCCACTATAAAAGTTTACAACCGCCTTTATTTGTCGTTGTTCACGGCTGTAATTAATATGGTAAGTACTGCCATTCGCTATCTCTAAGGCATAGCAAGATTTTACTTTTTCTTCGAGGATTTTCTGAAGGTGCTCTGAAGGTTGATAGAAAGCCATCATTTTTTACCGGTAATTTTAGATATATTACCAATATCATAACCAACCGTTAAATCAACCCTAAACCTTTCTCAATTGAATGGTGTAAGTGGCTGAAACTGAATCAACCCCAATATTCACCACCTTAAAGCCACCTTTACTGGTCACCCAAACATCACCGATTTGGGGTTTGTGCTCAACACCATCTTTCAGCACTTCACTCTGCAGCACGGTAGCCTTAGAGTCTGTAACCTGGTAATCAGTAGGCTTGACCATATCCTTCAGGTACGAGCCAAACAGAACGCCACGGCCTGAATATGACTCATCACCCACAACCGGATAAGTCTGCGTTTCAAAATCAAACTCACCAGAATAGATCAGTTTTTCACAGGTGAAAGTGTCGACGGCATCAGTAAGCTTTTTATCAAAAGCTTTAGCTACCTTGGATTGGATTTTGTTTTTGATCATGCCCGGAACACCTCAAAGCCAAAACCTTGTGCAGCATCTGGATTCACAAGATTAAGCGAATCAATAAAGGCTTGGGCAATCTGTTCATATTCCGAGATTTCACGACTACCTTCAGCAAATGTTTCACTGACCTGAACAGTATCAGCCTTTACACTTTCACTTGTAGTTTGACGTGCAATGCCAGCATAAATCACACCCGCAAGAATGCCTTTAATGATTTCGCATGTAGCATCAATCAGGATTGGATCTATTGGATTTGGAACAAAGCCAACTTCATTCTTCATCCATGTATTCGCCAATTTGATGAGGCGAGCTTTATCACCAGCCGGTGCAAAGTCTGCCCCTAGAATTTGCTCAGCCTGTTCTTGGGTAATAAAGCTCATGGGTTATTCCTTTGTTTCGTTAGCTTGTGCAGCATCTTCAGCTGCTTTTGCTGCCTTTAATTCTGCGGCAGTTGGCTTTTTTGGTTTAGCTTCGGCAGGTGTGCCAGCTGATGCACCACCACTCGCCAGAGGCTCTTGAAGATAAGTAATTCGATCTTTTAGCGCTTTGATTTCTTCATCAGCTGATACCAAGGTTTTTTCGGCAATAAGCACCTTGTTTTGCAGCTCAGTATTTTCAGCAGTTAGCCTTTTCACGGCTTCACGCTCTTTATCCAACTGCTCTTTCAGATCATTGTTTTCAGCAACCACTTTTTCACATTCAGCTTTTGCTTCGTCAATAGTGGCCTGCAATTCTGGTGTAATACTCACCTGTACATTCGCTGTAACGATATTGGCTTTAGTACGTGCAATCAGGTCAAGATAGGCTTGAGGCACATCACCAGCTACCTCTGCACATGCTTCCAGTGTGTCAGCTTCATGATAAGCACTCGCCTTGCGTAAGGTATAACCTTGAGCTTGTAGCTCTGCCACATTTGCAGGCGAAAAGTCATCAGTGAAATACAGTCGCTTATTTGATTCTTGTTTCATGTTGTCTATTTCCTATCAGGCAAAGAAAAGCCCCTTTCGGGGCAGTTCAATTAGGCAGATTTGATTAATACACCAGCGGTGTCTTTTACGCTTGCAGCGATTAGATCCCAGTTGGTTGGTGTACCAATTGCCGCATCAGTAGGTGACTTACCGCCTGCTGCTGTATCCCATGCATAACCTTTAACACCGGCACCGAAGGTCCATTCAGCTTGGTACGTGTATTTAATGTTTTCACCACCAGTACCCGGTACAAGCTCAGCATTAAAGTCGTTGTTATCGTTCACAACCACAGCACCCTCAACCAAACCAAGCGTGTTGTAGAAAGCTGTACCAGTATTATCACCAACCAGTGCAGGCGCATCAGTTACCACAAATACACGACCAAACGGATCTCGCACAACGTTTACACCGTCATAGCGGAAAAGGTTTTCAGAGTTGGCCAACGCATTATCAAAAAGGTTATGCATTGTGGTGGAGTGGACGATCCATGCACGAATTGCGCTTGAACGGTCGCCAAGTTTCGCAGCACCCTTGTTAAGCAAGCGGAATGATGCAGTATCAGTGCCATCACCGTGCACAGCATTCACATTACCTGAAATCGCAGAAGATGCCCCTAAAATACCAGCATTCAACATATCTGCTAGACGAGCTTTCGCCAGCTGCTCACCAATGGTTAAAGCTGCAAGCTCTGGATTTTGAAGAATCCAGGAATACTGCTGCTTTTCATACTCGATTGGAGGTGTACCAGCTGCAACCTTAACTGCTACATCAAGCATTTGTTCCAAGCGTTTTGCCGCCACGGTTCCGGTGCCGTATGCATTACGACGACGAACAATACCTGCAATTGCTTTGAATGATGCTTCGATATTAAAGTCACCACCGAAAGGCTCATTAATCAATTGAATGGCACCCTGAGATGCTTCATTGAATTTTTCAATATCCTGTGCCACTGTTTCAGTCATTGCAGCATAGGTTTGCTTATTAAAAACCTGTAAATCAAAAGGCATGAGCCTCTCCTTAAATTAATTTATGCTTGTTCGCCCACTTGCTTCATGTAAGCAATTTTCTCTTCTTTGGTTTTGCATTCAGCCAAAGATTTAGGGCCTGATTTATTTCCACCACCACCCTGGAATCCGCCACCTTGCGATTGACTACCTTTTAAAATCGAATCTTTGTATTGGTATCCACCAACCAAAGTTTCCAAGGCTTCATCAAAGTCTGCGATTTCACCCGGGCGAGTGCGTGAATAGATTTTTTGACCATCCGCACCAACTGCCACAACCTTGCCGTTTTCAATCTGGAAGTTTTTCCCAAACGTGGCTTGGATCATGTCTACTGGTACAGCGATGTTGTCTTGAATAAACTTAGAACGAGCAAACCCGCCACCGATAAGTTCGTTATGCAGCTGAGATTGAAAAGCATCACGCTCCTGAACAATTGGTGCGTACTTTTCTTCGACTGCCTTAATTGCTTCGAGTTTGATTTTTTCGACTTCGCCAGCATCCACCAGTTTTTTATCGTCGAAGTTTTTCAAGGTTTCTAAAGCTTTTTTAGCTGCAGCTGGATCTTCGATACCCTCAAAACCTTTAAGTTTTGCTTCCAGTTGCTCTTTGGCTTCACGATGGGTTTTTGCTTCACCGTTTAGACGTGAAATTGTGGCAACCGTGTGTGCTGCATCGTGCGGTGCCTCTTTACCATCATCGTGAATGTAGATTGGCTTATCACCATCTACTTCTGCATAGGTCTTACCTTCGATAGTTACTGTTTTAAGTTTCATAAGTCATCCGACCCTATTTCTAAAATGAGCATCCGCTCGTTACGCTGTCCGCATCCGCTTTCAGCAGGCAATAAAAAACCGCCTTTCGGCGGTCATAATTAACTTATATCTTAAGAACAAATTCTGCTGGCTGCTAATATGTTGTTCGAACTGCCTAACTCACTTAGATTGAACCATGTGAAGTAATCATGATCTGTAAGTACTACATTCTTAACAACTACACCTTTAGAATTTATGACTTTATCTTCAATCGCTGAGGCTGTGTAGTCGAAGCAGTTAACTTTAACTTTAAGAACCCTCTGCCCTAGCCAAACCGGTATCCCATTTTCTTTCATGGCGCCAGTGTATAGGAGGGAAATAATAGGTAAGCCATCTTTAGAGTACTCTCGACTCATTCGTGCCACGTATAAAATATCTGAATTGTTTCTGCCAACCTCGGTCCAATTAATGCCATTTAATCGCAAATATTGTGAAGTGTTACTTATTTCCTTCTTGCTTGATCCGGAGTTTTGGGTATTTGTTTGCCCCCGCTTATCATTCAATTGTATTGAAAGTGGACTTGTTCTACTTATTCCTCCATATGAACTCGGAGTTGAGCTACTAACAACATTTGAGCTTGATGAATTGGGAGTAGTTTTTGTTCCAGCTTTACCAGTATATGGATTTACATTTCCCACCGTACTCCAATTATTACTAAAATTGCCATCTGGACTAGAGCGCATATGAGGTTGAACATACGTTCCATTGGATCGGTAATAACCTTTAACCGATACACCTGCAATCACCGAGGTGCAAACAATCAACATGGAAACAAGCAATAAGAGCAACTTGGTCATAGCAAGCCGTAAGTCAGTATTTAGCTGAAGTATAACAAAAACTAAACAAGCTACTACATTTTACAATTCAAGCATCTTAAATACTTTTTGATCTAAAACCTTAAGCTCGGCCAACGTATATTCACGCCCCAACGGATCAGTAAACTTGTCCAGACTATATCCACCCTCTTTGTAGAGTTTGTATTTAGATGGCCCAAGCCATTCCCTTTGAAAGAATTCATCAGCCTGATCAAAGAAGTCTTTAAATGAAGTGTTGGCATCAAGCTGACCTATCAGATCCTTACGCTCATCTTTTGGGATGTCTTTAACTTTACGCTCATCCATAACGAATGGGCGTTGTCCAGGCAATACACCATCAGCATCTACACCAACCAATACAGATCGGCAATTCGGATGCAAAGGTGGTCGTCTAATACCCGAGTCACCAACCTTCCACACAGTCTGGTCTAAACTTCCGCACATTTTTGATGTCCTGCCATCCAAGGTGGCCATAAATTTTAAGTGAGTAAAACCTAAAGCCTTATAAGTTTCTTCATAAGCCGCATTCGCCACATGGCTTCTCGCAGTCCTTACTTGCCGCTCAATCGATTCACGCGACGATTTAAGCAATCCATCTTTATAATCTAGAGATTTCTTGCCTTTGATCCACTGAACAATCTGCTGATTGGTCTGACCTTGTGAAATACCATCACGGATGACGTACTCTACTTTTTTACGCAATGAATCGGCAATATCAGCAAACAGGTAGTCAACCAGTTGACCGCCAGCAAAAGGCGTTTTTCTTGCTGTCTTATAAATCTCAGCACCAGCGACCACCACAGCAGCATCACCAGCAAGTTTTGCTGTGTATGCAGCTTCATATATCGCCAAATCCAAAGCAGACTTGTGAAACTTTTCAGACAAGTCCACATCAATCGAAGTGAACCACTCATCAAGAATGGTTTTGATTTCTTCAATGAGTTTAGATGTCTTTGCTTTACTACCAAAATTAAACGATTTAAGCGCATTTCGTTCTGAATCGGTTAATTCTTCAAGCAGTTCTGATAATCGCTGTAATTGAGTATTTGAGAGCGAATTAAAGCGCTTGATTAGCTCATTAACTGATTGTGATGACGCTCGGTACAGATATGCCTGATGCTGAGTCAGCGCATCAAGTAAGGCTTTTTGCGCTGATGTGTTCATGCTTATGCATCCATAGTGCCATCATTCCGCTGCTCAATTTTCTTTACGATGTCTTCCCATTTATCTTCTGGGAATGTACCTGTTTGCTCATAGTGATACCAAACATACATTGGCAATTCACCAGCAAGGCAGGCTTCGTAAATCAATTTAGAGCGAATTGGATCATATTTAGGTTTATTGAAATCCTGAGCAATTGTATAGCTCAGCTCATCCACTTTCAGTTCATGGTTAGATAAGGCAAATTTCGCACACCAACGCAAAGCGATAGTCATTGCTTCAGAAATATTGGCCGCTACAAGCGACAAGACTGAATGCTGAATGGAGTTTTCATTCCCAGCCTGCTCAGCAGTCTTGTTTGCAGATCCAACTTCAATCAAGCGAGCGCCCAGCTCTTTCATCTGGTCCCACTTATCTTGCATACGCTCATAAGCCAAACCATTCTTTTCAGCCTGGATAAACTTACCATCTGTTGGAATGCCTGTACGACTACCCACACCAGCACCCGATTCTTTTACCATGGCGTACTGCTCTTGGGTGATGTTTGGGAAGCATAATGTGGGCTGCCCCACAATAAATGCTGATTCCTCCACATCTGCAGAACTTCGATAATATGAGAGTTCAATTTCAGCCAGCTCATACAAAGGCGCTGTACCCACCTCATCCGAGTTATCTACAGCTCCACAGAAAGTGAATGGAATGTAATCCCATGTATCGCCATGATAATCAGTCGGAGTGGATGTTTGATCTAAATACCATTCACCCTTCTCATTCTTTTTGTAGACTTCCACCACATAAACAAATCGGCTTTCAATGAATCTTAGCCAAAGCAAGCGATATTGCTCAGACGCGGCCAAACTAAACCCTTCACGCTCTTTAATAGTTTCATGAATTTTGACATAGCTTAGCTTTTTCTGATTGCCGACAACAATGTGGTCCCAATCCTCAACCGCAGCTGCCTTAATGATGTGAATCATCGGATAAGCGCCTTTGGTCTTATCTTCAGCACGGTTCCGGCTCGGGTTTACACTCGGGTAATCCACATAAACACCACAGCGATAATTACGACTGATTAACCGCATTGCACGCTGTGATACCTGGTAAATAGAACGTCCCGCACCATCAGCATTACGATCCAGATATTCCAGATCATCAGGCCGATTAAATACCGGTGTTTTTCCGAAAGCCAAGCCAATATGACTTGTTAAAGTTCGGCTGGTTACACCCGGAAAGATTGCCCGAAGCAAGTATTCCTTATATCGCTCCTTACCATCAGGATCACTCTTTGAAGCGAATAGCGTAGGCCGTGGCAAGTAAGTCTCGCCTTTTGCTTTAATAACTTCCTGACCGCCGCAAACATCATCCAACTTATTCCAAGTATTTATGTGCTTTTCGTAGTCAGCGTGTTTGCTTGTAATGCTCATAGTTAGTATCCAAAAATTGAAAGGTCTTCCACACTTAAAACTTGTGGCGGCTCATTTAGCTCATTAAAACCATCGCTTAATCCATCTACCTGGTCATCATGTTTGCCATTAGGAAAATTACGTAATTCATCAATCAGCGCTTTGTTCCAGTCGCCGCGAAGCATTTTCACATTGCCGATATTGACTTGAGCTGCGAACGGCTGTGCACGTGTGATCTTGTCACCCGATACCGTCTCAGCCTTTACGTTGAAGCCAGATAAATTTGTAATAAAGTTCTTTGCCTGAGCCTTGCCTGCTTGCCCTGGGTCTTGTGGCAAACGGATCATGACCTTTTTCCCGTCCATTTGGGCTGTCTGTTTGATTGTGTTTTCCACACCGTCAGGCCCCCAGCGGCCACGAACCATATCCACGATATAAATCTGGTTATTGGGTGTCTTCAGCATCCTTGGACCTGCCGTCCAATCACCCTCATTTTCGGATGCAGCCAAATCCCATGCACGTATTTCTCTTAAAACATCGCTCGGCAGCGCATCCACAATTTCAATTCGATCAGGTTTAAAAAAACCACCTGCAGGTGGTGATGGCATTTGACGATATTGTCCAGAAAATACATACGGTGCAGCATCCTCCATAACTTTTAGTCGTTCTATGGAGTGCTTCTCAGGCCATAGCGCTGAACCATCCTCCTGGATTGCGGGAAGGCATAAATGCTCCCACTCTTCACCATTACCACCACCCAACAACCAGCCCGACAAGTCCTCTTCATGCAATCGCTGCATAATGACAATAATTGGCGTATCGGGTGAGTTGGTGCGTGATTCAAGCGTGTTCTGAAACCATTCAATTACGTTTTTCCGGATCGTATCTGAACTAGCTTCAGCGGCCTTATGCGGGTCATCAATAATGATTGCTCCGCCAAATTCATTTCTGATTTTTCCAGCACCAAAACCTGTGATCGTACCACCAGTACCTTGGGCATAGCACACGCCGCCAGCTACAGTTCGCCAATCATCTTTAGCCTTGCTGTCATCACGCAAAATCAAATCAGGAAAAACCTTCTTGAATGCAGGCTCAAGTACCATATTTCGTGTTTGTGAGGCGTTATTAGCTGCCAATGTTGCAGAGTAACTAATGTGAATAAATTCACTATCAGGCACTTTGCCAAAGCACCAGGCCATAAAATTAATTACAGCTATTTCGGTTTTAGAATATCGAGGTGGAATATTAATAATGAGTCGCTTGGTTTCTCCATGAAACACCTTCATTAGAGCATCACATAAAACCCTGTGGTGCCAGTTATGCAGCCACTTATATTTTCGACGCTCTTTAAACATATATCGGGTGAAGAAATACAAATCCTCTTGAGCTTCAATCTGAATTGCTAAATCACGAGCTGGGTCAGTAATCATTTAAAACCTGCTCCCTTGCTTTCAGGTAGCTTTCGGTTGGAACATTCTGGTTTATAGTTTCAATCGGCTTACCGTCTTTACCAGTAATCTCTTGACGATTAGTAAACTGTCCACCAACATCTTTTGCAGCCTGCTCAAGTATCTTGAGTGACATCACTGTATTTTTAGTATTACGCTCAAGCTGCTTTTGGTATTGCTTTAAGCGGAAATGCTTGTTGGCAATTGGGATGTCAATCAAGCCTTCATCAAATTTCTTTCGAGTTTCATAAAAAAGCTCAACGAATTTTTTACTTAAATTTCTGCCTGAATATTTTGTTGGGTCATAGTTTTGACACTGGCTTCGTGTGACTTCAATGTCATATTCTTGCTTGACGAGAGTGACAACTTCTTGAGGTGTATCACGGCATGCAAGAGCTTGAACTATAAATATTTTTACAGGCTCTGATAATGCTGCCATATTCTCCCCTTTGTACTGCTACGTACAGCAAAGCAGGCAAAAAAATTAAGCCAACTTCAATAAACACGTACCGCATGCATGAGCAATATTAGCCCGAGATATAGTTGGACCATCATTTGCAAGCTCTACCATTTTTTGTACATCTGGTGATGCACCGTAACGCTGAACTACACCGTGGAATTCTTCGACATCGTGACCACGTAAGAACAGTCTAGGTTCACCCATGGAGGTATATTCAAACTCACCGTGCTTATCCTTCTTGTGCCCAATGTGGTAAAGCTCATGCTCTACCAGTGCACAGAAATCCACATCACTCATTACCTGACACACACGCGCATCTAATGTGATGATGTATTTAGGCACATCACCAAACCAGTCAATCAACTGAAGTTCTTGCCTATCCTTACGCCAACCACCCACATTGATCATCACTCGCTCTGTTTGACCCAATACACGACGGTCTTTCGCTTCGCACTTGGTGTAAGCCCAAAGGAATGAAATCTCAGGAGGTTGAAAGCTTAATAGGTGCTCATGATCTGGATTGTGCAGTTTTCCCCAGGACTCAAGAAAGGTTTCTCTAATCCATGGCCATAAATCATTGTTTGCAGGCTCGAAGTGAAGCAGACCACCAGTTTCAATAAATTCTTCATCCTCGACATCTGTGTTCTGATTGTCTTGGATTGGTGGATATGGTCTTTTCATAATCTTCAGCCATTAAAAAAGCCACCTTGCGGCAGCTCTATTTTCAACCTCTAGCCTCTCGACCGGGCTCATCTTCGGGAACTCTATAACGCCAATATCGATCAGGCTTAACCCAAACAACATTTTCTTCAGTCTTCTTTTTAAATGCACTATTTACACTTAACTTTAAAACCAAATTACCGTCAGGATTTTCTTTCAGCAGATCCATTAAATCGTTTTTGACCAGGTAATCAACTACATCTTCTTGATAGAGACAACCATCTTTTTCAAGATTGACCAGCATCCATTGAACAATTTGATCAAGATTCATCTTTGGTTTCATCATCATGTACTGCAACCAAACTATCTTCTGGGAATACACCACTATCAAGCTTTTTCCCAGCGAACCACTGACATCGATATGTACCATTAAAACTTGATTGCATTCTATTTGGCTTCAGGGATTCAATCGCCATATCAGGCCCACCAACGTTTAACTTAACTTTGTCACCAATTTGATATTTAGGTTTACGTTCTTCGCTCATATTATTCTCATGAAGTGTTAATGAAATTAATATGTTGGGATGAATAAATATTATTCAAGAGTCAATCATAACACCACTTCAAATCATCCGGCACAGTTAAATGCACACCCAACTGAGTCACCGCAAAGTCATGCACATAATTTAAATACTCGGTCATTTGCTTAATGCTTAACTTGGTTGTACTGCAAAGCCTGATTACCTGCTCTGCAATCACTCTGTATTCTTCACACTCATTCTGCTTAAGCATTGCAATCGCATTACAGGTCTCAGCAAACTCTTGATCATCACGACGATAGATATAAATCAGGAATTTCTTCTTGAACTCGTAATGCAGTGAGTCTTTATCCTGACCAGTCTTTTTCTCTATCTGGCCTAACCACATCCAATACAAACGATTCTGTGCAGTGGATCTATCATCCTGCTTCCGATCAATCACCACCCTTAACGGCTTACCTTCATTAATCGCTTGAGTGTAATTCGTATGCATGTAGTTAATAGCTTTGGTGATGTCAGCATGACTTTGGATAGGAAACACGGCTTTTTGCATTTCCTGCTCCTAAAACTTCGTACGATAATGTTTTCAATCACTTAGGCTTGTCATACACATCATTGCAAGCGATTCACTTATTAATGTTCTTTTGTCCATACCAATGATAATTACTGGGCACCATTGGTTTTTATCCCAAATCTCTTTTTTGCCATTTTTAATCCGGTAGTAAACACCAGCTTGCCAGTGGGTAGCACCTTGAGGTTTATTTGCCTGTATTTGCTCGTACATCAAAACACCTCTTTATCTTCCATCACCAACATCCGATCCACTCTCACCAACCACTGATCAAACATTGCTTCACTCTCTGCCCGATTACCCAATTGAAAGGTATCGAACTGGAAATGGCATGAATGGCATAGTGGCACGGTGAACTCGTCACTCGCCTTAATCGATCTACCCTTACCACGCTTAGCACTATTTGAATGAGCAGCCTGACTATTGGGATTACCGCATCGAATACATGGCAGCTTTCTGATTGCTGCGAGTCTTTTGGGGTTGCGCTTCATAGAGATTGATTCTGATGTTTCTTGCCCGCTCTCGGTGGCGTTTAAGTTTCTCATCTACATTCACCATCTCTTTAGCAGTCATCATGCTGCGTGACAGGCTGAGTAAAATATCAATCTGGTCGCAGTGTTCTTTTAATTCCCTTTGTGCAGATACTATGTCCATGGGTACCACCAATAAGAAAAGAAAAACCCCTCAACATCTAGAATGCGAGGGGCTTTGTTTGCCGTAATACGTCCGGCGAGTGTCACCGAAGTGACAAGGGTTTATTTAACTTCTTTCAAACAATCCCGACACACCTTGATTTCTTCATCATCAATCGTGTAGTCGATCTCAGTCGCACCATGCAGGCCGAATAAACACATCAGTAATCTAAGCATGATTTTACTCCTGGACAATCAAGCAATCATGTCGCAAGAAATGTCAGTTATTTTCACTTATAAAACATAAACTTATAATATTCATTACTGAAATAATGTCATTAACTTTGTCGAACTAAGCAAGATTCCCTCCTGGTTAATCAAGCATTTTAACTTGGCGTGATTACACTAGTATTTCTCAGGGCATTAAAAAAGCCCTTTTCGCAGGGCCAGACGCTACTCACAATCACACACACCTAACATGCACGGTCTGCTTTACTTGCTTTCAATCCTCTTTAGGTCGGGGCGCTACTCCCTAGTCTGGATTCCCGAAGGAAGTTTACTCGAAGGCATGTTCCACTGGTCAGCACTCCAGCGGGAATAGGTTGCCTTTTTACAGGCAACAAAAAAGCCCACCTTTCGATGAGCTTTAATCGCTAGTGTACCCGACTACTCAAGCGCACTATACCTGAAATATGCCATATCGCGTGCGCACGGTCAATAGCCATTCAGCCTATTTTCAACCGTTTATCATGGCCACATAAATAAAACTTGCCACAGTAAATCATGCTCTTGATTGAGGTTCTGCCGAGAGTAAACTCACGCACCATTTGATCGAGTGACATCCCTCTCACATTCTTCTCAATGAACAATTGCACAGCCACTTTCGCTGAAGCACAAACCGAACTCGACTTATTAAAATCAACAATCAATTTCCGCACCTGTTCAGCCTCAAAGTCATTAATCTGGCAAATAACCTGATCTTTACGTGGTGCTACCCCTTTGTTATTTTCAAGAATCAGCCAGTAGATCTGATTTACCCCAAGTGAGTCTGGTTGATTTCCTGACTTCATGCGTGAAATCTGGATGTATGCCCCATACTGTTTCAACCATTCTTCAATCGAAAACTTTGACCAATCCATTACTTGTGCTTTAACTACTGCATTCATCCCAATCTCCTTATTTCTGCGACCAATATTCTTCTTGAACATTCTTTAGGTTTGGTATTTCTTGCCAAAACTCGACTATTTCCCAACTAACTCGATTCTCAACATAGAAATAAC